ATATTTCGTCATAGTTATCAAACGGGCTGAATGATACACACAGAATATTTGCAAAAGCTTGTGTTCTTGAAGATACCAATCTTCCCGTATTATCATTGGATGATCTCAATCGACCATATTTTTCTCGCTCGTCCGGGAAATAAATTGATTTTATAATATTCTTTATTAAATATGTTTTCCCAACATTATTCCTACCAATGATTACCTGGATATTTGTCGGCGGATTTGATTCGGGAGTAACAGAAAAAACCAATGTTGTGGGATCTTCTTCTCCGTTTTGTGGATATGTATATTCAATTTTATACTTTGTAAGTCTAGCACTACCTTTTGCAATTCTGCTGAACTGCCTTTGGATCATAAAATCAGATACATCACGTATAAGCGAAATTCGTGTAACATCTAATTTCCGTACTTTTGCGTAAAGAGAGTTGTCATAAGCAATGTCACGAAGCGCTGAAAGTATCTCAATTCTAAAATCGTCTCCACGCTGATTAAGTGCATCATAATAATAATCACTTTGACCCAAGGAAAAACAATCTACGGGCAATTGCGTAAAAGTATCAGGAATTTGCGGCGAACGCTGTCCATCGGCCATTCCTTTTTGCCCTATTTTAATATTACCTAAAGACTCATATTTACCTAAATCACTTATATACAGCAAATTAAATTTTGTTTCGAATCTAAACCAATCATCCCAGTTATCCCTAATAAGCACTATGACATTTCGCAAAGAAAGATTTTGTGGATAATAATTGTAGACATAAAAATTCATCACGACAACTCTTTTCTGCAAATTCTAACACAAGTACTATACCACATTTCGGCCCGAATATCAACAGTTTTCGGCATAATAATACTGTGATTTCAGTATTAATCTGTTCTTCTGAAAGTGCACATTCTGCTCACGTTTATAATTTCAGACATAACAAAAGGGCTGCCGTGGGCAACCCATTTGAAACTTATTTCTTTTGCTTTTCTTTCAGTGATTTCAGGATATCCTCTATATTTGATTCCTTTGTGACCGTTGGATACTCCTTTTCAAAGCCGACCAAAATATCCTTTGACTCGTTTTCATCATTTTTGACCGAAGTATAAACAGCTTCCAAGTCTGCCGTTTTAAGCGCGTCCTCGATAAACGGTTTTGAATCTTCAGAGAAATCATCCCAACCGCCGTAAAGGTCATTCACTGCCGTATTGATCCTAGTTCTTGCCACGTTTACACAACCAACGATCAGGCGGTGCTCAAAATCATCAAGGGTTACTTTGTGCTTAACATCTTTAACTTTCATAATGCAAAATCCTCCTTTGCGTGTACATTGTACCGCAAAAGAGGATTATTGAAAAATATGCGTTTTTGAAATATGATTGTACGTTTCGGTTGCTTATTAAATCCCTTATGAACATTCGCACCAAAAATCCTTTGAAACCGAACGTTCCAGCCTTTTTCTCTGTCTATTACGATACAAATTTTGTTAGGTTGAGAGTATAATAATCAGATAAAATTAGCAAAAGATAACCCCCAGAAATAATCCTTGACAAATGATATTATTGTAGTATAATATAACAATTTAACTCAGGTTAGATGGTCGGTTAGGGAGATAATATTAAGGAGAAACAATAATGCATGACTTTAGGTATGTAACCAAAAAACAAGCTCAGCCTATAAAAGATGAGCTAATCTTTACGAAAAATATAAATTATTCGACTTGCTGGAAGAGAATTTCAAAAAGATATCCTATGAGTCTAATCCCTTGCTTTACATTCTCGGAGTTTCCGACACAATAGAACCAATAAAAGTATACCAGAAACACAATAAAAGTCTCTCGGCACAAGTAATTGCCGATGCAATTAATATAGAATATATTCCGGGGACATGGTCGTTATCTTTTTCAAGTGTCTCAAAAATAATTGATATAAGCCTCTTGTATCAAAATGCAAAAGGGTTAATGGATTGGACATCTGCCGAGTGTTCTGAATTAACAAATGGATCGTTTACCTTAAGAATTTAATTCGGCTTTTATTCAACCTTTTTTTCTTTGTCTACTGCGGTGCAAATTTTGACTTGAATCAGGTGCTGTTCAGAGTTATAATAACCGTATAAAAAGCGGTCGCCTCTCGAGTAAACGCGAGAGGCGAGGCGGGCATATGATTCCACGGAAATTGCTGTTGACCACATAACAGACCACCTACCGTTTCGGAGCACTCGGAAACAGTGGAGATAAGAGTGCCGAAGAGCACGGTTTTCCAGGCGGAAAGGGGCG